GATCTGGATATATGCGCACCGTTTGTCCGGGAGCGCTCCGTCCAGATAGACCGGTGCCTCTCCGCCTATCTGCTGCCACGTCACATACGGGAGCACCGCATCTGCGGGCGCTATGTCTGGATAGACTCGCGGGCAGATGCTGTGCAGGACCGCGTAGAGGGAAGCCTCCAGGCTCATTGCAGTTCATCCTCAAGCTGCGACAGGATGTATTCCTCTGCGAGCTCCGCAGCCTTAGGCATGAGAGCCGCCGCTGGCCGAACAAACGGCGCCGCCGGCACCTGTTTCGGATGCGGGAGAGGCCGCGTTTTGTCCGTCCAGAATGTTCCGGTCCTCTGGTCGTACATCACCTGGTAGCGCTGGAGATGCCCAAACTCTACCAGATGGCCGTGTGGCGCTTTTTTATGGTTCCAGCTTATGTGATACGTTGCTTGGTGTTCGTCCGAGTTGTCTTCACTGAATGCGTGATAAATCGCATTGCGGAGGTTGCCGGTCTTGCTCGTCGGGCGACGCTCCACATTGCGCAGAACCTCCGTGTAAAGAAGCTCTGCGGCCTTATGTGCGGCAGGGCGCACCGCCTGCTGGATTTTCTTGCCGATTTGCTGGAGGGCATCCTCGGCTGCAGACGGGTCCGCCTTGACCGTGATGTTCAATGACGGGTTCATCCGACCACCTCACACACGAGATCCACGTGCTCGGGAGACCCCGGGAGCACCGCAATGATATTATACGTTTTGCCCTTATAACTCACCCGCATCGAGTGGTCGATGTCCTCCCGGTAGCGGATGCGGATTGACGCCCGAGCCACCGACGTTGGGGCGCCTGCGTGGATCGCCTCGAGGCCCTGCTGGTGGCGCACATCGGCCCACACAGTCGCATACGGAGACCACGTCTCCACCGGCTGGCCGATGGCGTCAACGGCCGTCCCTCGGCGCTCTATGGTCACCCGGTGTCGCAGCCTCCCGGCGTACATCACAGCCCCCATGTGCGCCGATACGGGGAAAGGAGGAACCGCACGGCCAGCGGCGTCTCCGCCACAGACTGCGGTTGCCCTCCAATCACCGCCTCTCGGTGCGCGTAGTAGTGCCCCACCAGGAGCAGGATGGCCGAACGAATCGCGGCATTGATGACGATGCCCGATGTGTCCGCCCCCTGCGCCACGGCGTCGGCGTAGACCCGCCGGTCCAGGATGTTCTCGACGGCCAGCTCTGCCGCGTCGATGTACCCCTGGAGGAGCGAATCCTCGTCGGAGGTATCCACCCGGCAGTGGAGCTTCGCCTCGGCGAGAGTAACAAGACTCACCGGCTACTCCTTCGCCTTCCGGCCACGCCGGGTGGCCTGTTTGTCGTCAGCCTTCGCCGGCTTCGCGTGGACGTATTCCGCGCACTTGGCTTCTTCCACCAAGTGGCGGGCCGTCTCCTCAGAGCACCGAAGGATATCGCCGGGGGCGAACGCTCCCCAAGCGGAAGACGCGCCGAACGTGATGAATCGCACCTGGACCATATTAGCTCCTTATTCAGGAGAGGCCGCAAGGGCCTCTACCATTAGGCCGGCGTCAAATCTCCACCGCGCACCGCGCCGGGGACCTCTGTCGCCAGGGCCAGGCGGCGCTCCGCACGGATGGTGATGAGGTTTTTGGTGAAGTTGTCCGCGTCAGATTCCGACATCTCCACCACGACGCCTTCGCGGTTGTAGACGGTGTAAGCCTGGGAGAACGCGCCAACCAGGAACGTATCCGCAGCCACGCCCACAGACTGCACGACCGGCACGCCAAAGAGGCGCATCACCCCGGCAGCGTCTACGCTGACGCGGGCCTGTCCGGCGCTGGTGGTCATCAGCTCAATCTCGATAGCCGCAAAATCCACCGGGTTGAGGAGGATTGCCTCGGCAGGATACCCAGCCGCCCAGCAGTCGGCGATGCATTTGCGGATGAGCACCAGCTTTGTCAGCGTGGACCCCAACGCGGCGGCCGCATATCCATGCGCGGTGTAGTTGCCGGTGTTGAACATGCCGCTAATATTGGGCGCGGCGCCGTTCCCGGTGCATAACTGCGACTCGACCTTCCGCTGTACGCCGTAGCGCATCCGGTTGTTGACGTACGCAGCAAGCGCAGCGTTGTCCGCGGCAAGCTGGCGGCTGATCTTGATCCAGTGTGCAACGGTGCTCACCGGCATCGTCACCAGCGTCCACGTGAGCGAGGATTCCGGCTTAGCAACGCCTTCCGCAGTCTCAGCAGCGGCGTTGGTGAAGACGTCTTCCCTGGTGAACTCAATGGCATTACTCGTGGTCGTGGTGCTGCTCAGGAGCGACTCAATCGTCAGCGCGGGGGCAGCACCGGGGACAATCCCAGGCCGGCGGTCCGGGACCACAGTGGTGTCGGAGCCGGTCAGGGTGTTCTTTACTTCAACGCGGGCCTTCTGGGCGCGCCCACCAAGGAAATCGACCACAGCGGCGGCCTTCACGAACTGGGCGCCCCAAGAATCGTCTGTTTTTTCGGACGGAACCTGGGCACAACCCTTCTGCTCGAGGGCAAGCAGACGGTCAGCCAGCTCGCGCTGCTGTGTGGCCAGACCGTCCAAGGCGGCTTTCGTTTCCTGCGTCACCCGGCCGAGCGTTGCCAGCTCGCCTTCGGCCTTGGCCGACATAGCGGCCATGGTGGCCTCAAGTTTGTCCAGCGCAATCGTTACCTGTTCGATCGACATGATCTTCCTCCAGGGATGTTCAATCTAGTTTCGGGCCGCCAGGCGATGCAGCCTGGAGGCAATCTCTGCCAGCGCCTTGGCCTCGGCATCTTTGGCAGGATCCCCCTGCAAGATGTCCTTGGCGCGGGCCACCAAGGCAGCGGCGGCCCGCTTCCCGAATCCTGCTTCCCGCAGGAACCTCTCAAGGTCGCGAATTGTCTCGATATGTTTGATTTGTGCCAAAATATCCGCCCGCACAGTCGCCAGGTCGATGCGGGCCGCTTCGTCCGCGGGGAATACCACGGCAGATATCTCCACGAGGTGCGTCCAGCGGTGAATTATCCGGCCGCTGTCGGCCTCCTCATAGTCGCCGTCCCGGAGGTACCCGCCAATGGACAGCCCATCCAGGGTGCCGTGCTTGAGCGCGGCGTGGACATCCTGGGCGAGCTTCAGCCCTTTGGTCAGCTCCCCTTCGACGTAGAGGCCTTTGTCGTCCTCCTTCGCGACGGTCCACTTCCCGATGGGCATGGACCACCAATCGTGGTTCCAAAACATCTTGGGCATGCCATGTGTCTTGAGCGTCTCTGCAAACGCCCCTGGGAGGATGGTGTCGCCCTGGGAATCGACCCCGTTGAAGACGGACGCATACCCGGCGAACCGCCCGGACTCTCCGTCCATCTTGAGGTCCACATCACGAAGAGGAAGCGTCTTCTTGAGTAGCATCTGTTGCTCCTTGCTGCCGCCCCAGCATGGTCAGCGGCACGAGGTTGACTTGCGCGGTCAGCTCGTCCGCTCCGGGCATTGGGGGGAGATTTTCAAGCTGTCGGCACTCATTGCGCGTGGCGATGCCGTTCTGTACCAATTGTGCGTACAGCTCGGAGCGGTCCTTGGCGTTCCCGCGCAAGAGCGCGTCAAAATTGAATTCTACCACCATCCTGGCCCGCTGCCGAGGAGTCAGCACCCGCTTGGTCACGGCCTGCTCGATGGACACTAGGATGGGGCGGATTGAGAGCTTATACCACCCGTCAATGATGGTCTCGATGCCGCTCCCCCACGTGGTAACGTTTGAGTGGTGCGCCAGTACAGGCGGGACATCGAACCAGCGGCAAATCTCTTCTATTCCGAACTGCCGCGTTTGGAGAAGCTGTTGGTCCTCTGGGCTAAGCCCAAGCTGCTGATATTTCATGTTTGCTTCGAGAACGAACAGCCGCCCGATAGACGACCCGCTTGACAGCTCGCCAAAAGATGCCCGTATGGCGTCCCGCTGCTCCTTCTTGAGGACCGAATCGACCAGCAATACGCCTGTGGGCTTGCCGCCGGCCCCAAAGAGCTTGCTCGCGGTCTGCTGGGCCTTCTGGATCTCGTCGGTCGTCAATCGCATGAAGTCCAGCTTGGCAAAGCCTACCGTCCCATTGCCGAGATTCCGCAGGTGGAGAACGTTTTCCTCGGCCAAGACGGCGGTGACATCCTCAACGCGGTACAGGTACACCGCAGACCCATCCGGGAGCACGTTGACCTCGACCTGGTCAGCCGCCATCGGCCACAAGGCCACGGCCTCGCCGTTCTCGTCGCGGTCGATGCGCGCGTACGCGTTCCCGCGCAGGTCATGATTGAGCATCATGACGCGCCAAAAATCGTATGGGGTCATCCGGGCGTTGGGAGAATCGTGTAGCAGGCTGTAGAGCCGCGTGTCCCGCGCTAGCTCCTTCTGCCCGCCGCTGAGGCGCCGGTAGACGAAGAGTGGCAGAGATGCCACTGTATTGGCGCGGCGCTCAACGCACGACCATACCGCCGCCAGTTGGAGCGCCCCGTCCGCCTTGATGTCTTGGACATCGGCCACCAGCACGCTGCTCGGCCGGGTGACCTGTTGGCCGTGATAGTCCGACAGAACCCCGCCGCGGGAGAGGCCGAACCAGCCGAGAAGAGAAGAAAGGAATTCGCCCACTAGAGCACCAACGGATCCGACAAGAAGTCATCGAGGGACGCGGCTGCCTTCTTGTCGGCCATCACGCCAATGGCCATAGCCAGGGCAACCATTCCATCTATACGACCAGAAGCCCTTGATTTCACAAACTTCCTACTCCCTGCCGGGTTTTGCACAATCGTCGCATTCCGGGCGCACATCTCCAGTATCGGGTGGCCGCCATGCCGCAGCTTCCGCGCCAGTAGAAGCGACTCCAGCTCACGTATCGCCGGGGACATCGACACAAACCCCTGCCCAAAGTCGACGAACCTCTCCAGCTCCTCTTCGCCAAACCCGGCGCGTTCCAGCCACGGCCGTAAGTGCTTCATGTTGTATCGGTCAAAGGCCAGCGCGTCAATATGATAACGGTCAAAAATATCGCGGAGATATCCGGCGATATACTCGTACTCTATGGCCCTTCCCGGGGTCGTCTGGAGATATCCTTGCTTGTGCCACAGGTCATACGGCACCCGGTCATTGCGGGCCTTTTCCTCCAGGCCTTCCCGGGGGAGCCAGAACGTCGAATGGACATCGCCGTCTTCGCTCACCAGAACCAATGCCGTGAGGTCGGAGACACTGGATAGGTCCAGTCCGCCGTAAACCACCTTTTGGTCCAACGGTTCCGGCTCGGCGGCGTTTTCATCCCACACCAGCTTGGAGACAAACGCCTCCTTGGTCTCAACTCGCTGATTGCACACGAAGTTTCGATAGGCCGCCTCCCGGCTCGGCAAACGCCGTGCCTCTTCGAGCTGGCGGCGAACCTCGTCGCGGTTCATCAGGTGCCAATTGGGCTGCGCTTTCGCGACTTCGCCAATGTCAAAGACATCGGCATCTCTTGGGACTGAGTACAGGACGCACTTCACCCTGGGGTCTGCGCCGGTGAGGGCGTCATCGATGAGCAGACTCAGCAGGTCGCCGTCCTCTGACGCCTGCGTGCTGATGATGATGGACAAGGGGTTGGCCTGTGCTGCGGCCGCCGTCTCCAACGCCTCGTATAGGTCGAACCGTGGCCCACGGACCTGCCCAAGCTCGTCGTGGACGACCAGGGACGGGGAGAGGCCAAGCGCTGTAGACGCATCTGCCGACAGCGCCTTGTAGGTGGTCCCAAGTGCGGGGCAAACGAGAGACTTCGCACTGTCCTTCACGTGGACGTACTGCGACAGCTCTGCGGACATCCTGACCATCTTGGCGGCCAGGTTGAACAGGATGGCCGCTTGGTCCCGGCTCTGGGCGGCGGAAAAGAGCTGCCCATTGGGGACCGCCTCCGGTCCCACCAAGTGGAGCAGCAACAGCATGGCGCTGAAGCTGGTCTTCCCATTCTTGCGGGGGATGGAACAGATGAACGTGCGCGTGGGAGTCCCATAGATGAGCTCAAGCCACTCGGCCTGGGCCGGGGAGACCTCAACAGGCTTCCCCACCAGCCGCCCCTCTGGCACGCGCAGATGCTTCTCTATCCATCGCAGGTTGCGCTTCGCCCGGGGAGATAGCTTCATTGGCACTCCGCATCAGCCTCCCACGGCTTCTTTGCCGTAGGCTCCCGCCCCATGGCGCGGGCCAGGGTCTTGTCGTCGATAGATTGGCGGGTGATTCGCAGCCGGGTGGCCAGCGATGAAGCCGCCCGGCATTCTCGCTCGTGCATGACGAGCAGCCGGTCATATCGCTTGAATCCGTCCT